CCGACCTTGCCGGAGCCAACCTGACCAGTGCCGACCTGTCCGGTGCCAACCTGACCGGTGCCGACCTGACCGATGTCAACCTTACTGATGCCGACCTGACCAGTGCCAACCTGACCAGTGCCGACCTGACCCGTACCAACCTTACCGATGTCAACCTGACTTATGCCTACTTGTACAACAAAAGCGACACAATCTGCGACATTAAACAGATTGGTCCTATTGGTAGCAGGGATGATTATACTATGTGTATCAAGCTAAAAAACTCAATTGAAATACGCTGCGGGTGTTTTCGAGGCCCATTAGATAAGTTTGTGGAAAAAGTTAATAATACTCACGGAAACAACAAATACGCCAAAGAATATTTGGCTATGGTGTATTTTATTAATAGTATTTGGAATGGTTAGTTTCAAAACGGAACCAACCACTTCGGGCGGGTGCCTGAGAACGTTGTACGCCATGCCTCGATTCTCTTTGAATTGTAGGCCGGGCCAAAGACGGCACATCGTGTGCCGAAGAAAGGAAGAGACATGAAGCAAGTCATTACAACAGAACAAAAGCCTATCAAGTTGTGGCTCGATGATATCGAAGACGGTGCATTGGAGCAAGCAAAGAACCTTGCAAACCTTCCGTTCACGTTCAAGTGGGTTTCTATCATGCCCGACAGCCACCAAGGGTATGGTATGCCTATTGGCGGTGTTTTGGCCACAACCGGCGTAATTATCCCGAATGCGGTAGGGGTTGACATCGGGTGCGGAATGTGCGCAGTCAAAACTTCGCTGCAATCAGTTGAACTTGAGCAGATCAAACAGATCATGTCTGGCATCCGGCACCGCGTCCCGCTTGGCTTTGAGCACCACAAGGAAAAGCAGGAGTGGGAAGGCTTCGGACGAGCACCAGATGTGCCTATTGTGCAGCAGGAGCTTAACAAGTCTCGCTACCAGCTTGGAACCCTTGGTGGCGGTAATCACTTCATCGAAATTCAGCGCGGTTCGGATGGCTACGTGTGGCTTATGCTACATTCTGGCTCGCGCAATTTCGGGCTTAAGATTGCAAACGAGTACCACAAGCAAGCTCAGCGGCTTTGTGAGCGGTGGTATTCATCTTTGCCAGACAAGGACTTGGCATTTCTCCCAATCGAAGAGCGCGAAGCTAAAGAGTATGTCGATGCAATGAACTTCGCCCTTGATTTTGCCAAGGCGAATCGATACGCCATGATCGAGGCAATGAAGACTTCGGTGTGTGAAGTAATTGGTGGTGTTGGATTCGACGAAACCATTAACATTCATCACAACTATGCAGTGTGGGAGCATCATTTCGGCCATAATGTAATCGTACACCGCAAGGGCGCAACGTCTGCAAAAGATGGCCAGCTTGGCATTATTCCCGGCTCGCAGGGAACTAAGAGCTATATCGTGTGCGGTAAGGGAAATCCCGAATCGTTCATGTCATGTTCGCACGGTGCAGGCAGGAAGATGGGCCGCAAGCAGGCACAGCGTGAATTGAATTTGGAAGCGGAAAAGAAACGTCTTGACGATCAAGGCATTATTCACGCTATCCGCTCCGAAAAGGATTTGGACGAAGCGTCTGGCGCATACAAAGATATTGGGGCTGTCATGGCAAATCAGAGCGACCTTGTGGATATCGTGGTTGAGCTATCACCTCTTGCAGTCATAAAGGCATGAAGAGCGCCGTCCTGGCGCATTCCGAGGGAATAAATGAGGGTATTAGTGAGTGGTTGAATTATATGTGAAAATTTTAACATACAATAAATGACAAAGAAAATCGTAATGTATATGAATAGCGTCATGTTATCGGTTGGCGATATAGGCCTTTCCCTTAAACATGGCACGCCCTTTTGCGGTAGCAAAGGGGTTAGATAAATACAACTGGGTGGGTGGTAGTGCACTACTATCCACTCTTTTTCCCAGATAAGAAGCGGGGTATATGTCATTAGTTGAAGTGGCAAAATCGGTGCCAAATACAGGGTCTGGGTTTCTCACCAACGTAGCAGAATCCACACGACAACATAGTAAGTATTATAACAATGCTATGAGTGAGCCTTATACATATCACTCGTGGGCCTATGCGTGTATACAGGCGTATACGATTAATCTGGCGCCGTTAGACAAAATACTTGTAGGTTTGGACGGAGATGGTAAAGAAAAGCAAGATGACGTGAAGTATAAACATGATGTTTTGTATACATTTCAGGATCCGAACCCGTGGATGACGGGGCAAGAGTTCTGGGAGCATGTTATTTTGTATCTTTTACTCCCTTCGTCTCGTACACCTGGCGGACAATGTTTTTTGGTGCCTGAAAAAGGGAGGGGTGATGGAAAGGTTGATTTGTCGCGTGGCGAAATTCCCAAAGAGTGGTATCCGTTTTCCGACAATGTGTTTTCTCCGCAGATCGTGGGGGGGGAGCTCAAGGGTTGGAATTATCAGGTGCCTGGTTCTGATAAAACTATATTATACAAGCCTAACGAGCTAATTCGTATTAGAATGACTAATCCATACCATTTTGAATTAGGTCTTTCGCCCACACATGCAGCGATACAGGCGATAAAGAACGATGTAAAAGGCGATGAATTTAATTTCAATTATTATGACAACAATGCGTTTCTTGGTGGAATCCTAAGCTCTGATCAAGATCTTACCCGTGAGCAGATGCACAGATACATGAGTCAGTTTATGGCTAAATATGGTGGTGCGGGCAATGCAGGGACACCGGGAATGCTGGGGGCTGGTCTCAAATACGAAAGTATAATGCAGGATCATAGTAAAATGCAGTTTTCAGAGCTGCGTACTGATTCAAGGAAGAGACTACAGTCGGTCTTGCGTGTACCGGATATTATCATATCAGTTTTTACCAATGAAATGAACCGTGCTACGGCTGAGACTGGAAAAAAAACATTCTGGGAGGAAAGTCTTCTTCCCCTTGATCGTAAAATTTGTAATGCAATAAACTATAAGTGGGTAAGATATGTAGATGGTGGTAAATATAGGTTTAAGAGTGACTTGTCATCTATTAGTGCATTACAGCAGGATGTCACTGATAATATTGATAACATGAAGAAATTGGTGGAGATGAAGGTTCCGGTAACAGAGGCGGCTCGAATCACCGGGGTTGAAATTGATACGGATAAGTATCCGTGGCTTGATACGGTTTTGGAAAATTTTAATAAGGTTGATATTGGTAATTTGGTGGGTACATCTCCGGCGGATATGAAGCAGGATGGGAAAGAAAAGTCGGTAATCGTTACGAAAGATGATTGGGAAGAAAAGTGGTATAAGGAGTCGGACAGGTGGATACAGAAGGTTTTAAACCCCGGCGAAAAGAAGATGCGTTCTGAGATTGAAAAGTTTTTGCATATGCAGAAAAGGGAAATATTGGACAAGGTGGATAGTTGGGCTAATAACAACAAGGCTTATGATGGGATAGTCACGCGCGAGATTATAGTCAATCCGCGTGATTTTTTGTTTAAGATGGACGAAGAGAACGACAAGCTGGTTAATATGTATACCCCTATTGCAGAAGAGCAGCGAAAACGGCAGGAAGATGATATGAAGGCGCAATACGGGTCTGTTATAGAGTGGAGTGCAACAAGGGAGAATTTGGAGGAATTTGTTCAAAGGCGCAGAAAACAGTTGGCCGAGATAAATTGGACAACTTCTAAAACATATAGGGACAAGCTCAATAATATTATAAAACAGGGCATATACGAACAGTGGCCGGTACGGAAAATGGCAGAAGAGCTTAAAACCGGTATAAACGAAGCTGGTAAGATACGGGCGGCTTCTGCGAACACCATAGCACGCACAGAGACGGCTACAATAAGCAACCAGGCAAATCATGAAGCAATAGCGCAATCTGAATCTATACGGGAGAAGAGGTGGATAACGGCACGTGATGAGGAGGTACGAGGGTCACACAAAGCACAACACGGGATGAAGAGGGCGAAGGACGAGTATTTCCCTAACGGACTATTACACCCACACCAACATAAAGCACCCGCTGCGGAGGTAATTAATTGCCGGTGTAAAGAGGGAGTGGTAATGTAGTGTGGATAACTTGTTGATAACCGGAGGTAATATGAATCGGGGTAGACGGGCAAAGCGGGCGAGGAAAACAGCGCCTAAACAACCGCAAAAGCGTAAGCGAGAAGGGTTTATAGAACAGTTGGACAAGGGTATTCCGCGTGATATGGCTTTTGCGCTGCGGCTTCCAATGGTCAATTATAGGCCGCGTGCGAGGCGGTGGAGCGAATATATGGCGAACAAGGATAAATTAACGTGGGATTATAGCGAGGGTACGCAAGGGCGATAAAACGAAAATATTTTGCGTATAAACATAAGCGAGGGCAATATGAACACGGAATGGCTAAAACAGATATTTGGGACTGAGGATGTAGAGCAGATACGCTCACAGAAGCGTGAGGGAAAGCAGGAAGGGCATGTTGTAAGCAAGAAGATAGGTAAGGTGGATGTATCAGCGGCTGAGTGTAAGAGACTATGCACACGCGCTGGCATAGAATATGTGGCGGGCTATGAGGATAGGGTTCTGGAATATACGCTTTCTGATGCTACAGTTGACCGCATGGGTGATATAATAAAGCCTAAGGGTGCTGACTTAAATAATTTTAAGAAGAATCCGGTGCTTCTGGCATTTCATGATTATGGGACTATTCCGGTTGGGGCGATAATCAAAGTGTGGAATAATGATAAAGCGGTAAAGGGTTGGTGCATGTTTTTTGGTAATGAGATAGACCCCTCCGGGCGTGCCGAGACGATGTATCGACTGGCGAAGAGCGGGTTTATGCGCGCCGGAAGTGTTGGTTTCTTGCCGAAAGAGGTACACGATCCCGATAAAGAAGAGCGCAAAGAGCTTGATATGCCTGACTATGGTGTGGTATTCACTAAGTGGGAGTTGATGGAGTTCTCCGTGTGCCCTGTGCCTGCCAATCCAAACGCTACACAGAGCATTCGTAAGGGGGTTATGACGGCTGCAAATGCACAAGAGATTAAAGGTGATATAGAGCAGGGGGAAGAGATTGTACAAATGATTGGCGATATGAATATTATGCCGCGTATTAAGCAGATGTTCCATGCGTGTGATGCTACTGGTGATGTGTATGAAGTTGAGGTTGAGGGCAAGAAAGATATTGTATTGAGGCCTTATTCTAATGAGCATTCTGCGCGTCTTATGGATCCGGACGAAATGGATCCGGTGAGTGTGCGGCGCACCAACGGCTCAGGCAATGGCACGGTTCAGGGGGTCAAAATACCTAAGTCAATATCTATTATATGGTATGTTATGGACGAAGAGGGTAAAGAGATTATACCACAGGCGCTTCGATTTCCGGTCGATACGTGGACAGAAGAACAGGCAAAGGAATGGATTAAGAACAAAGAGATTGATATAATTAAGTTCGAGCCTGCTGAGAAATCGGTAACTTTGGCAGAGGTCAAAGGGCTGTTAGTAGAATACATAAACAAACAACAGAATCTTAACGATCGTCTGGAGGCATATTTTGAGGGTTCTGCAGTAAGCGGCGACTCTGAAAAATCTTATGGCGATCTTTTATTTGAAGCATGGAAACGAAAAAAAGGAGCAGAATGATGGCTGAAAAAAACGTGGATGAAGTTGCACAGGAGATTAAGCAGCATTTCGACAAAACGACAGAAACGCTGAAAGCTGATTACGAAGAAAAGGTAAAGAATGTAGCTGAATCTCAGAAATCTGAGCTGCAAAAAGAATTCACCGAGAAGATGAATGAGCTTGAGGCTAAGTACGGTGAGCTTGAAAAAAACCTGCGTGATCGTAATACGAAAATTGGCATGGAAGAAAAAGACCGCAAAGACTTCTCTTTTGCCCGCGCGTACGCGGGTATAATCTCTGGCGATTTTGACAAAGTTGGTGCCGGGTATGAAAAAGAGATTATGGAAGCGGCTACGCAGAAAAAGATACAGGCGGGTGATGGTACTGCCGGTGGGTATGCGATTGCTGACGAATTACAGAGTGAAATTATTGATATGCCCGTGGCCAATCTTCCGCTTACGAAGCTTGGTATGAAGGTGTATAGAGGTCTTACTGGCAATGTAACTTTCCCGAAGCTAATTACCAGACAAGACGCCTCTCATGTTGCCGAGAATGGTACCCCGCCTGAGCTCAAGTATGAGTTTGGTCAGGTTCAGATGACCCCTAAGCGTGTATCTGGGTTTACCAAGATTTCTAATCAGGCGCTAATTC